TTATAAACAACTTGAGGATCAGGTTAGTTTATTCGCAAACGAAAAGTCTGCGGATGGAAATCTGAAACGTCCTCATTTTGATAAATTGCGTGAACGGATGTCGCGGCTCGTAACTGCCGGAGAGACTCAGGACTTGCAGACGGCATACGATATGGCGCTTCGCCTTGATGACGATCTCTACAAAGAGACGTTGGCAAACGAGCGCACAGCCGTAAGCAGGAAAGAGGAAGCGAAGCGTAAGGCGGCTGTCGATAAAGCCAAGAAAACGCGGCCTTCCCAGTCCACCGCTCCACCGAAAGGGGCGGTAATGTCGAGCGGTCTTGACGATATTTTGCGCGATACAATTAACACTGCCAGAACGTAAGGGTTACTGTTGTTGCCCCATGATGGGAGCAACTTAAATGGCTACGTCTCCAAATAGTACCTATACGGAGATCGTAACCACTACGCTTGCTGGTTACTCCAAAACGATGGCCGACAACGTGACGAACAACAATGCGTTGCTTCGCCACATTGACTCGAACGGGAACAAATCTCCCGCGACAGGTCGTACCATCGTACAGGAGCTTGAGTACGCTACGAACTCGACAACCAAGTGGTATTCGGGTTACGAGGTGCTTGATACTTCAACCAGCAACGTGTTCACCGCTGCCGAGTTTAATTACAAGCAGTTGGCGGGCAATGTGGTTATTTCAGGACTTGAGCAAGTCGAGAACTCCGGCCCAGAGCAGATTTTCAATCTCCTCAAAAGCCGGATTCGGAACCTTGAGAAATCGCTCAAGAATACGATGGCGACTGCACTGTATGCAGACGGCACCGGAACTGATTCCAAAGAACTTGGCGGGCTGCAATTGATTGTCCCCGGCACCGTAGGCAATACGGTTGGCGGCATCAATTCCACCACCTACTCGTTCTGGCAGAATCAGGTGTATGACTTCTCAACTGAAGGCGTAACTGCTTCTGCAACCACAATTCAGACGGCCATGAATACTCTATGGCTCGCCTGCATCCGTGGTGCGGATCGTCCTGACGTGATTGTCGGTGATACCAACTACTTTGGTTTCTACTGGTCCTCACTTCAGACGAACCAGCGGTTCACATCTGATGAGTCGGCGTCGGCAGGATTTATGAACCTTATGTTCATGGATGCGCCTGTCTATTATGACGATCAGTGTCCTTCAAACAAGATTTACATGCTCAATACGGACTACCTCTTCCTGCGTTATGCAGAAGGCCGTGAGTTTGTGCCTCTTGGCGAGAAGGCTTCCGTAAATCAGGATGCGCTTGTCATGCCTGTTGCTTGGGCCGGTAATATGGCCGTCAGCAACCGTGCGCGGCAGGGCGTCATCCAAGCCTAGTAGGAGGAGCGAATGGCATACACAACTCAAAGTGCTGTTGGCATTGACTTCGACGGCGGTACGGAATCAACACCCTCTCAGGCTATTGGAACCCGGATGATGGGCACCGATAGCTCGACTTGGCTTTACATTACGGCTGGTTCTGCAATCGCGCAGTACGATGTCGTAACTGTGACTGAAGCCTTTTCGGGTGTTCCATGCACAAAGGCTCTGGTTGATGACGGGCACATCGTTGGTGTGGCTCCAGAAGCAATCAGTTCCGGCGAGTATGGTTGGGTTCAGCTAACGGGTGTTGTCACGATGAACGTGCTGGCATCCTGTGCTGCCGACGTTACTTTGTATTCGTCTGCAACCGCTGGTTCGCTTGACGATACGTCAACTTCGCAAACGGCAGTGAACGGTTTGTTCCTGACAACTGCCCGTGGTGGAACTGCTGGTTCTGCTGCTGGGTTGGGGACATGGCCGATGTCGGCTGCGATCTAACCGAGAAGGGAGTGCGGGGGCGTAAAAACCCCCGCACAACTGCTTATGAGTAATATCAGGATAGATTTTCTGCCGAGCGAAGACGGTAAGCCCGATCTTGTCGAGATACGGCGCGTGGGTGATCCGAATACCGTTCTTTATAAGGTGACGGAAAAGGCCGAATGGTTGGCAGAGCATTTTCCTGCCGAACTAGCTGCATACGAGAAAAGTGGCGGAAAAGTGGCGGCGGCAAAGGTTAAGCCGAAGGGCACCGAATTGACGGCATTAAAAGGTGTCGGTCCACGTAGAGCGCAAACTCTTGTAAATCAGGACGTCGCAACGGTTGAGCAGCTTGCAGAATTGTCTGATGCGAGCGTAGGAAGCCTGGGGGCCGGTACGGTCGATCTGCGTAAGCAGGCCCGTGACTATATTGCCGATCAGGCCGGGATCAAGCCAAGGCAGGCTGTTGGATGACGCTGCTCACGATTTGCCAAGACGCCGCGAAAATCATCGGGATAACCGCGCCTGACGCCGTTACCTCGTCAACGGATACGTCTGTTATCCAGCTTGAGGCGTGTGCAAATCAGGAAGGCCGCGCTCAAGTCCAACGGTATAAGTGGGAAGTTTTAATAAAAGAGGGAAGCCACACGACTTTGGCTGCTGAAAGTCAGGGCACGATGGTTTCGATTGCGAGCGACTTCGGGCGCTTCAGCAACAACACAATGTGGAACCGCACGACAGACAGAACCTATTACGGCCCGATCACAGACTCCGAATGGCAGCGTATTCTGGCTGTTGTCAGCGGCGGCATCACCAACTATTTCCGCATTCGTGGTGGGTTGCTGCTCATGCACCCGACGCCCACGGCAGGGGAATCCGTCAAGTTTGAATACCTTTCCAAGTACTGGGTGGATACGTCCGGTGGCTCTACCGCCAATGCGGACAAGTTTAGCGGCGACTCGCAGACAACCGTTCTTGAAGAGGAACTGGTTATTCTGGGTGTCGTTTGGCGGTTTCTAAAGATCAAAGGCTTGCCGTTCCAGCAGCAGTTCATGGAATATCAGTCCCGTATCGAAGAATACAGTGGACATGACGGAGCGAAACCGATTCTGCGAATGGGTGGCCCGAACAGGGCTATCCTTGCACTTAACGAGCCGGAAGGTAATTACGGCTTATAAAGGAGATTAAAATGCCGAATTTTGGCGGAGAAGCGTACAAGTCCAATCCCAAGGCAAGAACAGGCGGAGGGTCTCCATACGACAGCACCACTGTCCAGAAGCCACCGAAACGTACCCACGGGGCGTTCAATCCGGCAGGGCCAACCGACAACATCACTGCGGCATCCACCAAGGGCGGGAAGATTAAAGGGAACCCACGCCCCCGCGCTGCTGGCCGGGCATCTCCTTACTAGGACGAATAAATGGCGCGTGATTTATACGGCGAACTGCTCTCACGGGCGCTGAACAGAGGCGCACCGCAAGGGCATTTTGCTGCATATATCACACCGCAGGAAGGCGGTGCCCTGCGTTCTATGGGCGGAGGCGTTCCCCCCGGCGGGGGGCAGTACATGGCAAACGGCATTCCCAGCTTTCAAGAATTTGGCGGGGTTGATCCGGGTATTTCCAATCCTACAGGCCCAACAGGAGGGTATGGTTCAGCAGGCCATGAAATGGGCATGTCAAGTTCATGGAACTCAGCCGTAGAGCGAGGAATGGCAGCGGCTGCGGCTGAACAGGCACAAAGAGACGCAGGCACTGAAGGGTCAGCGCACCACTCAACTTCGGAAATAGCGCAAGCTATTCGTAATGCTAACGCCGCAAGATCAGCAGAGATGACACAAGCTGAACTAGATCAGGAACTTGAAGCAGCGCGGGACTTGTTTGCAGGGACACGGGCTGCGGCTTCTATTCCTCAGCAACAAACGGCTGCTGAGTTTGGGGTGCCAACGGAATACGGCGTAACTCCATCAGGTTACAACGAGCGCGGCGATTTTGTTGGGTATGTTGACGATGCATTTACAGGGCGGGACAGAACATCAGGGCTTCCGGGCACTCCGAATGCCAATCCAGCAACCGACGCCTTTGGGCGCGAGCCGGGGAATGTAGATCAATATGGATTTGTTACTGAACAGGGAGCAAGAAACGCGCAAAACAATCAAAGCGAAGGCGGTTTAGGACACATGAGTCCCGGCGCAATGAGCGTTCAACCGGGAATGTCTTTTGCAGATTTAGCCGCTATCAATAGCCTCAGCCGGGAAGGTGGATACTCAGTTAACGCAACCAACCCAGATGCACACGATTTGGAAGTAAGTTTCCTTAACGCTCGTTACAATCCACAATTTGCCAACGCTGTTTATGGGATTGGTGGACTTGTTAGCCCTTCATTTATGATGGGCGTAAATGCAATCAACGCCAGAAGTCCACACGCGCAGTATGCGGGTTACCAATCACCGGGGTTCGGCAACATACTGGGGCAGGCAGCGCGGGGCATCGGGCTGGGAGGAGTTGTTGACGCCGTGGGTAATGTCCGCAGCGAAATAGGTGACGTACTTTCTGGCATTACTGGTCCAATTACGGGCGCAATCGGAAGAGCAGGAACAGCGATAGGTGACGAAATAAGTGGAGTGACAGACTTTTTTGGAGGATTGCCAGCTCCTGAACAGGGGCCGAGCATTCCACAAGACGGGGGCAATCAAGAGGTATTTGCTCCACCGCAACCCGCGCCTGTGACAGAGCCGTTCGTTTCGGATGATGCGGATGATGCGGAAAGGCAATTTGCGGATATTCCGCCGGAGATTCTGGCTAGGATACTGGCGAATGAACAGTTTGGCCGACAGCGAGCAGGATTGGCGTAATGGCTACTTCTCCACTCGCCATGACAGGGCAGAGCAACGCGGTTCCCGCGCCGATTGGCGGGTTAAATACACGCGACTCTGTTGATCTGCTACCGGAAACAGACGCAATACGTCTCGAAAACTTCTTCCCGGCACGTTCCCACGTTCAAGTCCGTAACGGATACGACGATCACGTAACGGGGCTGCCGTCCACCGTGCAGAGCCTGATGGTTTATAACAGCGGCACCGCCAGTACGATGTTCGCCGCAAGCGGTACTGCTGTTTACAACGTAACCAGTGCCGGTTCAGTCGGTTCCGCTGTCATTACCAGCCTGTCAAATGCCCAGTTCCAGTGGGTGAATATGACAACTTCTGGTGGATCGTTTCTGTTTATCTGTAACGGCGAGGATGCTCCGCGTCACTGGAACGGTTCCGCATGGGCCACCCCGACGCTCAGTAGCATCACCGCTGCCAATGTTATCAATGTCGAAGTCTACAAGGAGCGTTTGTTCTTCGTCCTGACGGACAGCCTGACATACGGCTATCTGCCCGTTAACAGCGTGGCCGGAACAGTTGCATCTGTAAATCTGGGCAGCGTATTCAGCAAGGGCGGCAAGCTGATGGCAATCAGCACATGGACACGCGATGGCGGCTCCGGCCCTGATGACAATATCCTGTTCTATACAGATCAGGGCGAAATCGCCATGTACAGTGGCACTGATCCGTCTGACGCCACGAAGTGGAGCCTTGTCGGTGTTTACACGGTAGGGCGTCCCATAGGACGTCGGTGTATGCTTAAAGTGGGTTCTGATTGCTATCTGGTGACGGAAAACGGCCTTCTGCCTATGACACAGGTTCTGGGTACAGGAGAGGCTGCGCCAAACCGCGCTATCAGCGACAAGATCAGCAACAGCTACAACGACTCAGTCGTAAACTTCAAGGACGTATTTGGGTGGCAGGGAATTGTCTATCCGAAGGGTGGCTACGCAGCCATCAATGTCCCCGATTCTAATGGCGGGGATTTTATACAATACGTTGTGAATCTTGATACCGGAGCGTGGGCAAAATTCACCAATCAGGATGCTTACGTATGGGTGGTGTTCAACAGTGATCTGTATTTCGGTGGAAATACCAAAGTCCACAAGGCTGACAGCGGGACGGACGATGCTGGTTCTGCGATAGAGGCAATAGCCAAAACAGCGTTCATCTATTTTGGCGGCAGAGACGGCCCGAAACGCTACACGGCAATTCGTCCCGTTATGGCAAGTAACGCTGATCTGGAAATTAGCATTGGGTTTGATACTGATTTCCGTGACGGCACAACGACATTCACCCCCAGCACAACGTCCAGCATTGCCTCGGCGTGGGATACGGCAACGTGGGATGCTGCAACGTGGGGCGCTCCCATCACGACACAGCAGGCATGGTTCAGCGTTGCTGATATCGGGTGGAACGCCGCCGTGCGCGTTAGAACCAGTACCACCCAGCAGTCCGTAAGATGGCTTGCAACCGATGTCCGCTATGAAGTGGGAGTGGGCTTATGATCAGCGATTATGTCTGGGAGCTTCTTGCCCCGGCGACGGAAGCATTTGAGGATGTTGGCCGTGAGGAAGTCGAGCAAGGCTTGGACGAAGGCACGTTTACACTGTTCGAGGGGCTTGAATCGGCAGCAGTAACCTGTGCTTTTGGCGATTCCCTGAGAATAGGACTGGCCGGCGGAAACCTGATAGAGCTAAGACAGATAGAAGAAGAAATCTGCGATTTTGCCAAAGCGCGGAATTTCAGATTTGTCGAAATTGTCGGACGCCCCGGATGGGAGCGTGAATTGCCTGATTACAAACGAACAGCGGTGCTTTTAAGAAAGGAGCTAGGCTATGGGCTTCATTAGGGATATGTTCAGCAGCCCTGATCCGCCACCGCCTATAAATTATGGGCAGTTACGGCAGGATCAGCAGGCGGTTGATCGAGAATCTGCACGGCTTCAGACGCAGTTGTCACGGCCTGATCTGGTTACGCCGTACAGTACAACCACATTCCGCGAAACTTCACCCGATCAATTTCTGGGAACATACACGCTTGCGCCGGAATACGAAGCTATCCGAGGGCAGGAAGCAGGATTACAGGCTGGGCTGCAAGGTTTAGCCGAAGAACGTCTGGGGCAAGTAGACAGGGGTGCTTTTACGACAGCGGGCTTACCGGGCGAGCCAACGCCGTTTACCTACGGCCAGTTTGGAGATCAGCCCACTTATTCCACGGCTGGGGCAAGTTATCAGCTTCCCGGTTTTTCTGATCTGAATACTTATACCAGCAATGCTGCCGATGAATTTTTCAACAGGGCTACCGCACGGTTAAACCCTCAGTTCGACAGGGCAGAAACGGCTTTGCGGACGCAGTTGATTAACAGCGGCATTCCAGAGGGTTCCGGTGCCTTTAATCAGGAACTTGAGTTATTCCGGCAACAGAAGAACGATCAGTTGGCCGATCTTGCCAGCCAAGCTGTATTCCAAGGGCAATCACTTCAGCAGAATATTCTGAGTAACATTCTGGCAGGGCGCGGACAGGAACTTACGGAAATCGGCACTGAGTTTGACGTAGCTCAAGCGCGGAGAGGCCAGACGATTGCCGAAGCCAGAGATGAATATGGACTAGCACAACAAGCCCGTGACAGAGCGATAGCAGAGCGGTTGCGTGAGCGTCAGCAGCCTTTGACAGAGCTTTCGGCATTACTGACAGGCACCACGCCGTTTACTCAAGCAGCAGCGCAGGGGCCGGGGCCTTTAGCGGCAGTAGCGGCACCGCCTCCTGTTGATCTGGGAGCGCTGGCAGGGGCACAACAAGCCGACAGGCTTGCAAGGTTCCAAGGAGCGAATGCGAACAGGGGGGCATTGCTAAATACGGCGGCTACTCTGGGCGCTGGATACTTATCAAGAGGGCAATAAGATGGCTTGGACGGTTAATCCGGCAATTACTAGAGCACAAGATCGCAGGGCCGGTCATCTTGCATATATAAACAGAAAGCCTTTTACGCCGGGGCGTAATCCTTATGTGACTGGAAACCCCGGTATTGAAGCTCTTGGAACAGTGCTTGCAGGAAAGCTCGCCGGTGACGAAGCGCGCAAGATCAAGAATCTAACGAATCAACAATTAGCTGCTCAACACGCTATGGGAATAGTGCTTGAGGGCGGAGTTGTTCCGCAGGCTCCTACTCTTGCTATGCCACAATCTACAGGTTTCATGGATAGCGTCAGAGAACTCATTTCTCCTACAGCTAAGACTGTAGAGCAGCGCATGGGTAAGTATGCTGGGGCAAAGGATATAACACCGGAAATGCGGATAGATGCTGGTGCTGATCCGCTCACTTCAATGCAACTGAGTATTTCTGCGCAAGCATTAAAAGAAAACAAACGCGCAGATGCGGCCAGAGAGTCCTTTTTGAAGCCCGAACAAATAATTACTAACAGGGTGGAAAGCTACAATGACATCACGGGAGAAACAGATGTTACTGAAACTTCAGTTGATCTGAATAATCCTTACGGCTGGACTGAAGCAGAAAGACAGATGATTGGAATGTCCTCTGATATAGGGGCAGCTCAAATAAATCTCCTAAAAATGCGTGCAGCGACGCAAAAGAATAAAGATACAAATCTAAAAGACGTTGCGAGCAGAGCTAACGTATTGCGAGACGACTTTAAGAAGGACACGAAAGACTGGTTCACTATTATGAGCTACGTCAAAAATGGCCTCACTGCCACCGATAACCATATTGGCGATGTGACAGTCCTATTTGCTTATCTAAAAGCTATCGATCCGGGTTCCGTTGTGCGTCCGGGTGAAATCTCACTAACAAACCCGGCTTTGGTAAGCCCGGAGGTAGCCGCTCTTTGGAATTCATTGACTAATCCTGAAGGGGGGTTTGGCCGTCGGCTATTAGGAAGCAAACGGAAAGAAATAGAAGGCGAGCTCAAACAACTGGGGGCGAAAGCCAAGCAGGGCTACGATCATCAAAGTAGGATATATACTAAACGAGCTACAGACTTAAAGGTTAAGCCTAGTCATGTAGTGAACGCTCCGTTCTCACCCAGCGCTGTAACCGAAGAATTGCCTGAGGCCTTGTTAGTGCCACAAGGATTTACGTTAGTTCCGAACGCAACAGGCCCCAACGGGGAAAAGGTATATGAAGACGAAAACGGGAAAAAGTATACACTATGAAATTGATTTCTGAAGATGATATTGTTTACGGCAGTGCCGAACCTGTTAAAACAGCAGGTTCTAACGCTGCCGCCGTGGCCGCTGGTGGACTACCTAACGTAAGCGATTTGGAGGTGATATCCGATACAGTCGATGGCTCGTTATCAATGAGTGACGTTGCTAGTCAAGCGTTTGAGAATTTAGGCCCAAGCGCAAAACAATTCGCTACTGATATGATTCAGCCTCTTATGAACCCCGTAGAAACCTACGAAAATTTCAAAGGGCTGGGACGTGGCGTCTATCAGCTTTTTACTCCCGGAACTCAGCCTGACGAGGCTAAAGCAGAAGCAGTAGGTAAGTTTTTCGCTGATCGTTATGGAGGGTGGGAAAATATTAAAACAACAATGGCTAACGATCCCGTCGGATTTCTATCCGATTTATCCGTAATAGTATCCGGCGGTGGAGCATTAGCGGGACGGCTACCGGGAATGGTTGGGAAAGCCAGTAGAGTTCCTGATGCTGCCGCCAGTGCGCTCAAAAAAACAGGAAGAGCAATTGATCCTTTGGCAATTCCGGGGACAGTCATACGGGGGACTGCTGATCTTCTTGGGAAAACAAAAGTTACAGCAGGCGCAGGAAAATTATTGCGCGACTTTACTGTCGATATCCCGGCTCACATCATAGGAATGACAGCCGGTACGGGTGCTGAAGCTTTGAAAATTGCAGCAGAAGCCGGAAGAAGAGGCGGCGAATACGCCAAAGCCTTTCTGGATCACGCAAAAGACAAAGTTCCCATTACTGAGATCGTAGACATAGCCAAGGCCGCTGCTAAAGAGTTGCGTACTAAGCGCACGGCGGAGTATCTGGCTCAACGCCAAAAGCTAAAACAAGTCGAAGGGACTATAAAGTGGGACGGTATAGACAACGCATTAGATAACGTAAAATCTGAAGGATGGTTCGGGGATATCAAAGTACGGGGAGAAGCGCCCGTTAAAGTATTCGAACAAGTGAGTGAATTAGTAAATGAATTTAAGAGTCGCGCGCCGGATCAGTATCATACGCCCATTGCCATAGATGCACTGAAGCAAGCGATATATGACATTGGAAAAGATTTACCTTACGACAGCACATCGCGGAGAATAACAGACAGCGTGTATCAGGCTGTCCGTAAAGAGATTGTTGAGCAGTTTGACGAATACGGCAAGATGATGACGGACTATGAAGATATGTCCAGAATCATTGATGATGTTGAAAAGACGATGAGCATCCCGGCTGGTGATAGAGGTACAATCGATACCTCTTTACGGAAGCTAATGTCGTCTATGAGAAACAATGTGGATACCAATTTCGGTAGACGTTCACAGATCGTTAATATTCTTGGGGGGACAGACGCTGGCCGCAATTTGAAAGCAGCTCTCGCTGGCCGGGCAGTAGAGTCGCCTACTCCTCGTGGGATCACGCGACACACATTAGGCCCCGCAGCGCTTGGCGGAATAGCAACGGGGCTCAACCCCCTCGCCCTTCTGGGGCTACCCGCGTTTAGCCCTAAACTTATGGGGAAGGCGTTCTATAACGCGCCAAGATTAGAAGGAAAAGTTGCTCGCCCTATGCATCAAACGGGACGGGGAAGCCGCGTTATTGAAGAAGAAAAACAAAGATTATTAGCGCAGGCATTACGGAATAGAACTCAAGCACGATAGAAGGGAACGACTATGCCTTGGAGCGGTGGAAGTTTTACAAGAACGAACGGTGTCCACACGGGAGCCACCCTGTGGGCGCAGGACCGTGATGCCGGAACCAAGATTCTGGCGACAAGGCACGATACCCACGATCAGGACTTGGCCGATGGCATTAACTCCACGCTCGAAAAGAGCGGGAGCAACGCCGCTACGGGCAATCTGAACATCGGCAGCAACCGCCTGACGGCGGTGGCAGACGGCACGGCCAAGACAGACGCTGCTACCGTCAACCAGATTCAGAGCAACGCCCCGGCCTTCCAAGCAACGGATACGGGCACCGCCAACGCCTATGTCATCGCTCTGTCTCCGGCGGTGACGGCCTATGCGGCAGGCCAAGCGATCACCTTTAAGGCAGGTGCGGCCAGCACCACGGCATCGACGCTGAATGTCAATGGGCTTGGCACCAAGGCCATCAAGAAGCTGCACGATCAGGATATTGCGTCCGGCGATATCGAAAGCGGCTCCATTGTCACGGTGGTTTACGACGGCACCAACTTTCAGATGACGAGTCAGGTAGCATCCGCTGCTGGCGGTTTCACATTGTCCGCTACAGATGTTCTCGACTTTGGTGCCTCTACGCTAACTCTATCGTCTGGCGCAGTCACGGGAACCGGCTCTCGCCATGTTATCGCTGCACAAAGCGGCACGACTGATGACTTTGATACGTTGGCAACAACTAATTATTCGGCTGGCAGTCTGGTTTTTCTCACGGCGGACGCGGGCGACATCATCCACATCACGAACGCTGGTAATTTTTCAGAGACTTGGGTTCTGAGCGAGACTGAGCCTGCGACTTTCATGCTGATCGGCTCAACTTGGTATCAGCTAGATCGCAAGATAAACGACAGCCTCGTTATCAATGGTGGATTTACAGTCGCTCAAAGGGGGGCGACGACAACATCACCGACAGGATCTGCTTACACGCTGGACAGGTGGAAATACGCTGATCAAGCGGGTGCGGGACGGGTGACGATTACGCAATCAACGACAGTGCCAAATCGTGATTTCGCTAATTCGATGAAGATCGATGTCACCACGGCGGATTCCAGTATCGCCGCAGGAGATTTGTATCGGGTTTTTCAATACGGATTAGGTTTAACCTGCGGACATATAGCCGCTGGCGCTGCTGGCGCGAAGGACATCACCATCAGTTTCTGGTGGCGTTCCGACAGTTCTGATCTTAGCTATCCGGCAATTTTCTGCGGCACCTTTGGAAATGGAGCCGAAGATCGCGTCTATCCGTTCGAATTTTCCCAGACGACAAACGCGACGTGGCAATTTCATGTCGTGACGATTCCCGGAGATGTCACCGGAACGTGGGTTCGGACGAACGCGAAGAGTTGTTACATGGCGATCAATCTGGCATTGGGTAGTAACTGGCAAGGGACGAACAAAACGTGGAGCGCAGCCTACGATTACGGGACGAGCAACCAAGTCAACGGGATGGGACATACCGGAAACGACTTTTATTTAGCCGGCTATAAAGCGGAAGTTGGGCCAATAGCAACTCCGTTCCAGCACCGCCCTCAGGCGGAAGAACTAAATATCTGTAAGTGGTATGCAGAGCAGATTGATCTCACTTCAACAGCGACAGAATGGGGGTTCGGTGGCGTTGCAACGGACAATTTGAATCAGGCGCACATCTGGCTCTATTACTCCGAGAAGCGATCAGCCCCTACAATAACATTCTCGGCGGCAGGGACTTTCGATCTTTCGACGGCAGCAAGCGCCCGCCCGAACCTTACATCCATATCTGCCGATCTCATGGGGCTAAAGACTGCTCGCGTCATCGCCACGACTACTAGTACTCCGCTTACTCAGGGACAAGGGGTGACGCTACTTAGAGATGCGTCTGACACAACTTACATACTTATAGATTCGGAGCTTTAGTCATGACAATTTTATCGGCCAGCACAGCGGAAGATGGGACCGTGACGGCGATTAACGAAAATGGCGAGGCGACTTCGGCGCCTCCGGGCCACGCCTTAATCCAAATATGGCTCGACGGGGGCGTTAAGATCGCTGCCTACGTCGTTCCTGCCGTGACATGGGATGAAGTCAGAGCGAAAAGAAACGCGCTGCTGGCAGGAACGGATTTCCACGCACTGTCGGATGTCCCGATGAGCGACGAGATGACGTCGTACAGGCAGGCATTGCGTGATGTTCCGGCTGATAATGCAGATCCTGACGACATCTCATGGCCGACGAAGCCATAAGTGTAGACAAATGAATGAGCGTTTCTCAGTTCATAAAGCTACTGGAGACGGTTGGCATCCCAGTTCTCGTCGGGGCGGTATCCGGCTACATGCTGTGGTGGATAATCCGGTGGGTTCTGGTAAAGTTCTCCACGGACTTCAACAGCCAGCTAGACAAGGGCCTGTCGAACATTGACGAAGAGGTGCGGGATACGCGGGCCGAGATAACCGAGACGAAGCGGCTTATTGTTCGCTTGATAGACAGGGTAAGGCTTTTGGATCAATCGCTGCTTGAGCATGACGCCGTAGCGCGGACGATCTGGAAAATAGGCCCTGCGCTTGACAGGCCGAGAACAAGGGCAGAACGTCGGGATGAGCTAGAAGAAGAATTACGGAATATAGGCAAAAATGGTGATTCATGATTTCACTTGAGCATCTCATTTACCATGAGACAGGCGAGGCGGTAGGACGCCACCACGATGAAGTGATCTGTATGCGCCCGTTCGGCCCAGCTATCGGCCACTCAACGATACCGCAGGACATCATCGACGCCTTTAACGCTGATATTGATGCTGGCACAGAAGGCCCGGACTGGAGCGATAAGCTCGTCGGTAAGGTGGACAAGGAATATCTTATTCCCACAGAGGTTCTGCAACCTCACGCGAGATTTTTCACAGATGTTGCCTTGCGTTACGTGGATAACTACGCAGAGCGACACTGCAAGCCGCTGCCCGAAAACATCAAGCCGATGGTGACAATCCAGAGCGCGTGGTATGTGCAGCAGAAGGCGGCAGATTATAATCCGATTCATCTGCACACCAACGCAGAGCTATCATGTGTCGGGTATCTTCAGATGCCGGAAGGTATGCAGGATGAGTGGGACGAAGATGACAAAGATCATTACCCGGCGGCGGGACATATCGAGTTCATGCACGGAAGCCCGACGTTTCTGAACCGTTCCACGTTCATGGTGCGGCCCAAGGTTGGAGACTTCTTTATTTTCCCGGCTGATCTGCCGCATACTGTGTACCCGTTCAAATCGTCCGGCGAGAGGCGCAGCTTTTCGATGAACATCATTCTCGCAGAACAGGAGATAAAAGATGGCGACGAGTAAGAAGAAAGGATTCCCCGGCCCGATGACGCGCGGCCAGATGGGTGCGTATAAAGGCATACAGAAGGCCGAAAACTTCCCCGGCGGCTTAGATATCCGCGCAGGCAACGAGCTGGGGTTCCGCTCCAAAGGCTGGCGCGTAAAGCGCGGTGCTGATAAGCCCGGCACTTTTGGGATGAAACTCCGGAAGGCGTGACATGGCGACAAATCAGGAAGCCCGTCAGGCGGCGATACGGGGCGTTACCAGCACTACCGGTACCTACGATGAGGACTGGGTGGCGCTGTTTACTGCGCGCAGCGCCCCTGCCGGAACGTACAATGAGCGGCTGTTGAGCTACATAAACACAAAGCTGTCTACCAGCCACACCAATCTGAACGATGCCCTTCAGGCGCTGGCAGCGAACCAGAGCGCGGATAACTTCAGTTCGATGGGTACGTTTACACCATGACAACGAACCAGGGCGCACGTCAGGCCACGTGCCGCGCAGCGGCGGGGAGTGCGCTTACGGTAGATGGTGACTGGCTGGCGATGTGCGATGTCCACGGGATCACTGGAACGCTCAATGAGCGGATGCTCAAATATTTCAACGGCTCGTTGGGGGCGACTTGGGATATGGCGGCGTGGGATGAAGTCGCATGGGACGGCGCAGATGGCAACCATACCAACATTAACGAGGCAGCAGCGGCCTTTGGCGAGTCTAATGGCATCACAGGCCCCGGCAGTCTGTTTTCACAGCTAGGATCGTTCTGATGGCAGCAGGGAAAAAGAACTGGATCAAGGGCGCGATCAAAAAGCCGGGAGCTTTTACGGCGCAGCGTGATCGATACAATCGAACCCACCAAGGCAAGAACCTGACGACAAACCAGTTCGCCAAGAAGGTTCTGTCCCCCGGATCGAAATTCAGCACCAAGACAAAGCAACGTGCGCGTCTTGCTGGAACCTTACGACGGATGAGAGCAAACAGAGCATGACTAAAACGTGCAAAAAGTGTGGTGGCAGACTTAAAAACCCCAAGTCGTGTAAACGGTGCGGGCCACAGAAGGAACCACGGTGACACATGGATGACGATATAGGCGTTCCCGACAAACTCGCGTGGCAGCAGAACAGACGCAGACTGGCGTATATCGCCATGAGCGCCATGCTGGTGACGATCACTGCCTCATTTATCTGGCCGGAAAGAGCCGCGCAGATACCCGCAGCGGAAATGATTTATCTCTCGCTGGCCGGTGTCATCATGGCGTTTTTTGGCGCTGATGCCGCTGTCTCGCGCAAAAAGGTTAAGTAAATCCTAACCCTGCTGGGCAGCGTTCTTGGG